AGCCTGATTGATATATTCTGATTGAGGTTTCAGTCTGTGTCCGTATTCATCGATATACTCTCCCAAGGCCTTTAATGTATTGTCCGATATCTCTGTCGCTATACTCTGTTCCAGCCAGTCAATAGGTATGAATACATCATCGTCCTGCTGTGGAAACTCTCCATCGACACGAACACGCACGACATTGCTGTTCTTCCCGTACTTCCTATCGAGCGATGCGATATTATCTTTATTGGTTCGAGGACTGTTACGGGAGGATACTGTCATACAGTAATATAATGAACGGTCAACCGTGAAAGCGTCATGGAATGCACCAGACACTTTCGTAGGGTTTCCCATCATAAGCAGTTTATTATTCTCTCCGGATAGTGTTCCGAAGATTGTTTCCATAATGTTATCTGCAACACCGGAAGCCTCGTCTATGATGAACATCATATTGTCTTCATGATATCCCTGCATATTCTCAGGCTTGGTTGCAGTCTTGGCAACAGCGTACCATCTCTTCTCTGCTCCTTTGAAGTAAACATAGGTCTTAGTCCATTTAAGCAGATAAGGAAGAAGCGGGCTGTTGTTCATCCACTTTGCTATCTCAGACCAAAGAACATCATGCAGCTGCTGCTTTGTTGGAGCTGTCGCAACTACTCTGGCATTGTAGTGACAGGTAAGGAACCATAAGGTTATCCCACCCTCAACACCAGTCTTTCCAACACCTTGGCCAGACTTGATAGCAACTCTTCTGTTATCCCTTATGGCGTTGATAGCTTCTATCTGCCAGGGATCCGGTTCAAAGTTCAGAACCTCTCTAAAGAATGTTACCGGTTCATTCGCCCATATCGGTATACTCTCAACAAGGAAATCGTTAAGGGAATCATCAATCATTCTTATCACCGCCCTTTTTCCTCATTATCTTGATATTCTCTGCCCAGATCTTGAGGGTGTCGGCATCGCCAGTATTTTCATTATCAGTCTGCATCTTGTGTAGAGACTCAATAGCCTTGGCTTTCTGATTGCTTACCGATGTGAGTTCTCTTTGTAGTCTTGAGATAAGGTCGATAGTTGATTGAGTAATGGTGGTTATCTCTTCAGCTTCACCCGGAAGCCTATCTCCCTTATCAATCTTCTGCTGTATCATTCTTTGATACTGTGCTTCCTCTTCTTCATCCTTGAACTTTCGCTGAGTCTTCTGAGTAGCAACCGAAGCAACATATAACTTCGTTTTCTCATACTCGGCTATTGCCATCCTCAGCTTGCGTTCTCGAAGAGTACACACTTTGATAGTATCCATAAGCATTACTTCCGGATCCGTTGACATTTCCTCAATGAGTGCTTGTTCCTCTTCATCAAGCCCATCCCAGTAATGCTTTGAAAAGCCACCATGCTTCAATGGCTTAACTGGATTAGGGTTTCCTCTATTACCAAGAGCGTTTTTGCTGCCCTTGGGTGCTCCTCGCTTTCGTGGAGCGTTCCCCTCTTTATTCTTAGTGGTGCGTTCCCCTTTCTTTGCAGTGGAGCGCTCCCCTTGTTTTTTTTTGCCTTTATTGTCAGAAGGATTCAGTTTGCCATCCCAGTTATCTTTACTCTTCCATTTACGAATCATGCTATCAGTTCGTCCCAACATCTTGGCAATGTCCACAAGTTTAATGTCGCCCCTTGCTTCAAGATATAATCTTTCAGCTTCCTGCCTATCAACACTTCGCTTGTCCTCGTCGGGACTTCTTGGGTCTGGCATCTGCAACCCTCCTTTCCCTCTTTAAGTTCTTTCGGTATAAAAACGAGGCGTCAAGCCATCGCCTGCGCCTCGCCCACACCATAAAGTTAATATAATTGTCATATTTTTGTTATAAACTCAGCTTTTGAGTATTCCTGCTGATTTATCATCATCTTCAGGAAGTCCTCTTTGGAGAAGTCGGATAGTCTAAATATCTCTTCAGGCCTCATTCCAAGCTGTTTTGATATCTCTTCAACTGTCTTTCCTGCATCCATAAGCTCTTTTACAATATTCTTCATAGGTTCGAGCAGATGTGTACCTCTTGCCCTATTGTGGGTTACCGTTCCGTACATATCCTCTGCTTTATCCTGATGTTCCACTATTACGACCGGAACCTTCCCATCCAGCATCGAGAGCAAAGGCTCCTGACCTGCTACCGTCCATCTATGGAATCCGTCTATAATCGTATAATCCGGTCTTACTACAATGGGAAGTGTCCATCCATTCGTAAGTATAGATTGAGTGAGTAGTTCTAAGTTCTGCTTGGTTACCTTGTTCGGGTTCCAGTCGTTAGCTTTGAGTATATTGCGATCCACCCATTGAAGAGTGGATAAAGGTTTCTTTATATCCATTATGCTCCGCCTCCCTTCTTCGCTTCGAGTATGTATTTACCATATATCCTCTGATAAAGTGCTCTGAAGGTTCTGAGCTTCGGGTCTCCTGATATGAGTCCGTCATATATATGCTTGCAATCCTTGTTATCCACGAAGGTACTCACTTGCAGGAAGAAGTTTCTGTATCGTGATGCCACATACCTCTTATGTTCTGTTGTGAAGTAGATGTCCATATTATTGAACAGCTCAAGAAGTTTCTCTCTGTAATCCTCTTCCGGCTTACCGTCTTCGAGCTTCTTTCTGTTGTTTGTACTCCTTCCGAACATCTCGCTATCCCAGTAGAGAGCTGCGAGATATGCGTTCGGTTCTCTCCGGCATACCCTTTCCATCAGATCTGGATAATACTCATTTATCTTCACAAGGCTTCTCGCTGTGTCTATGCTGAAGAACTGCGATACCCTCAGCTGACCTTTATGCGTTCCACTCTGCCATAGATACAAGTATATATCCGGAATATCTACTTTCTCATTCAGAAGATATAGCCACACATCATTATTCGTCCAATCATATATCGGAAATACCTGATGCGTGTTTGTCATGGTCTTGCCCGCCTTGAACATCGTTGCAATGTTCTGTAATCTCTGAATAGACTCAGCTGTTCTGATACCGGTTATACTGATACCGTCATTATCTATTCTTGGCAGGAAGTCCTGATATGCGTCTATCCTCGGTCTCAGCTGAGGATGACTTCTTATAGCGAAAGGTGGCGGTTGTCTTATCCACACATCCTTTTTATATCTGTCAAATAATATAAATGTCTCGTCATTCGAGAGTTCATTGAAGCAGTTGAAGTGTTTACATTCTACGCAATACCATTCAAACTTTGCTCCCATCAGTAAGAACTTCTTTCTCCATTCCTTCACCTTGGCTTCTATGCAAGGGAAGATAGCTTCTTCATCTATAAACTGTACTGTGAGCTGTCCTGGGTTAATCGCTCCCCTCTGGACGAGATTGTTGATCAGCTGCGCCATGCACAGACTGTCCTTTCCGCCGCTAAAGGACATATAAACCGGCAGTCCATTATTGAACACGTTTATAATCCTGCGCTCGGCAGCCTCTATAACATTAATGCTACTTTGGCATCTTTTTACAGCCATATCTTTTCACCACACTTCGGACACAGTACGAACCTTCTTACATCGGCGGCGGTTTCGTCTTCGCCTTCAGTTGAAACACCTGCGAAGGCGGGGGTTACCTGTTCCTCCGCAGGGTCAGTCGGAGCTATGGCCGCTTGACTGACTGAGCCCTTATCCTTAATACTCTGGATTTCTGCTTCATCGAGTGTTCCGTATTCCATAAGTTTTTCGGTTACCTCTTCTGCATCCGATACCATCTGTTTCAGTATCTCTTCATCATATCCCGGAATATCAAGGTCTTCCTTCAGCTCCTCCAGGAACTGATTCAGAGTATCAAGGTTTTCTACTCCTAAGCTGAATATCTTGTTATCCGCTATCATCAGCTTCTTCTTCTGATTTTCCGTCAGATCTGCCACCTGATAACAGTCAGCATCCTTATATCCAAGTCGGACCAATGTATCATAGAGTCCATTGCCTGCAAGGATGACATTGTTTTCATCAATAACAATAGGTCTGAGCTGTCCAAACATCTTTACACTTCGCTCAAACTCCTTCAGCTGGTTTTCATTATGTATTCTGACATTCTTCTCCGGCTTCTTCAGATCGGAGAGTTTTTTCTTGATAAGCTTCATCGTTCATCTCCTTTTCCAAGGAGCATTTTTGCGTTATGATACCCTCTGCAAAGGGTGAAGCTCTGAGGGGCTCTATTTTGCTATTTTACCCTCTGGATATATATTTCATCATTTATACGTTTTAATAGCCGTGCTGGTCAAATGAGCGGGCACTGGTAGTGCGTTAGCGCTCCCCTTTAAGGATTGCTTTCGCTTCAGGGAAATATTTGGCAGCTTCCTCTATAATCTGAGGTTCTATCTCGAATACTTCCTGCCATCCGTTCCCATTGGTCCACTGACGAGCCGGCCATGAGTGCGTACCACACAGATATCCATTCTTCCATCCGTATATCGGAGGGAGCGCACATCCGTAATAATGGATGTACGCAAGGATTTCCTCGTGTGTCCAGTCTGCAAGTGGCGAGTATCTGGTTATACCATCGCCATTTGTATATATGTTATCGCCTTTTCCAACATAGTTACCATCGGCTCTTCTTCTTCCGAGCAGTAACATATCAAGGCCTTTGTCTTTATAATACTTTGCCTGCCCTCGGTGCTGCACAATATGAAACCACTGAGCAGCAGTCTTGCTGTCCTTTGGAAACAGCATCTGTGGATGTTCCGAGAGCCATTTCAGATCCTGACCGGTGTTAATAATAGTCAGACCTGCAGGTTTATTATTCTCTATCCAATCTGTGAAGGCGGTATATTCGAGGTTGCTACGGACGAGTACGCAATCCTTTATACCAGCCTTTTCACAGATTTTTCCTAATACGATGGAGTCCTTACCGGCGCTCCACGCATAGGCAGCCTGCTTACCCTTGACCTTGTTCTTGATTTCGGTAACTGTAGCCTTAATCTTGGCATCCAGTTCCTTCTTGGTAACAAGATCTTCGATGCCATCCAAGGCATCTATCCACTGCTGATTATCTATATTTTGTTTCTTTCCCAATACTCTTTTCATGTTCTCACCTCCTTCAGCTTCGTTCCCAGGAGGGCTATAATGCCGGAAAGCAGAACCGTGGTAAGACTTCCTACGGTCTTCCACAGTGCAATTCCTGCTATGTTACCATATCCGAAGATAGGCAATCCGACCAAGAGGGAGAGCAGGACGCCGACCAAAATGGCAGTTGGGTCTAACTTTACTTCTTGAAGTGACAGTACAGTAGGAATCAACGTCGACGCCCTGAGAGTACCATAGAAAAGAAACAAATGGGTAACTGTTAAACCAGGGATATTAGCAACGATAATACCAAATATAAGCAGTAGTATCATCGCACCCTTTGTATGCTTAACTGTGGCATCCTTCTTGATGTCGGTAACAAGAGAACTGAATGCACACAGATTGCTATCTATTGTTGATAGCAGACCACTTACAATCATAAAGATAAATGGAGCAACTACCCACTTAGGAAACAGATTGCTGATAACCTCAAAATTGATAATGCTTGTATCTGCTATCTGCATTCCGGATCCTGCGGCTATAAAACCTAAGAGTCCCATTGAAAGTGGCACAATGCCAAAGAGTATCGCTCCAACAAAGAACGCTCTTCCGATCTTTTTCTCGTTGCAGCAGAAAGCTCTCTGCCAAAAACACTGGTCTCCAAATGGTCCACTTATAAGCCCTACTGTCGTAGGAAGACCAAATCCGAGAAATATCTCAAGTCCGTGTTTTCCAAAAAGCGAACCACCGACCCCGTTAATACCCGGAAGTCCAGATGCGAGAGAGGCAAAACCACCGTTTCGGACTCCGAAGAAAGCGAAGCCGGCAGCTGCTATCAGCATGAAGACCATCTGAGCACTATCTGTTACGATTGAAGCCTTTATTCCTGAGAACTGTGAGTATGAAAAGGCTATCACTGCCATCAGGATGGTCATATAAAAAAATGGGATACCAGTCAGCATCGAGAGTATCTTACTCCCTGCTAACAACTGTACCCCAGTGGAGAGTGCTGATAATGCTCCAAGCTGGAACAGATATACATTACGCACTCCTTTTGATTTGTACTTCTCTTCCATATAGCCTGAGAGAGTTATGCCTTCCGGCATTGCCTGTCGAATCCTTCGGGCAAATGGAATGAAGATTATGAGACACAACACATTCGGAACAAGAAACCAGAACAGCCCTGCAAAGCCTTTGGTATATGCATTTTCAGTCGAGACGAATAATGCCGGTGCCCATATCCATGTTGCAGCTATCGATAGCGCCGATATGAACCACCCCGTCTTCCGGTTTCCGACACAGAACCTTGTTATGTCGGTTTCCTTGTCTGTTAATAGTACCGTAGTTCCAAGCATTATAATTGTATAAGCTATCAGTACACCTATTGCTACATTCATTTCGTATCCTCCTTATCCTTTTTTATGAATAAGGAGCTTAGCGCACAATAAAAGGGGCAGGTCTCGGTCATCCTGCCCCTCTTTCTGTCTGCTCATAAATAACTACAGAAAGGATTTTACTCATACACTTTAACATTTTTACAATCTATTGTAAATCAAGTCTTTTTCCAGTTTATGTGTTTTAAGTAATAACTTATAAGACACTATTTAACAGAATCTATTCCGAAGATAAGAGCTGATATTTTCTCCTTGGCATTGTTCAAATCAGTGTATGCCTGAGACTTAGTAACATTATATTTTTCTGCTATATCCTTGACTGACAGTGTCGGTGATGAAATATATCTGTCATAGAGTACATTGAATCTTCTTACAAGAACCGGATCATCCGACTCATGACAGTATATGCGATAGAGATTTATCATCGCATCTATATGTTCGAGTATGATTACCGTTCTGATTACCGATTTTTTGATAGATTCCACCGTAAGCCCTGGACCCTCTCTGTTAAGCATCAGGTTGAGTATCTCGTTGGCCGACTCTTCAGCCTCAAGATCTGTCACCTCATACACTGCATTTTCGGCTGACAACTTAAACATATGATAGTTCCGGAGAAGCTTCTCCGTATTATGCAGCCTTTTATCAGCCGAGTTCTGCCTTTCCTGCTTAATCAGTTTGTCAAACTTATCCAGAGCAACCTTTGCACCTTCAGCAGATGCCTTTCTGATTGCATCCTTCAGATCTTCCGTGGTCATAACCACTAACTTATTGTCCTGCTCCACTTTCCATTACCTCCTACTTATCGCTCTTTGTTCTTCCAAGAACAGCTTGTAAATATCTCTCGTGCCATACTTTTTCACGAGCCAGTG